ATTTTTGCTTCTCGACTGAACAAGCTGGCGGCAGAACAGGTTGCCAAGCGCAATCAGATCGAACAGCGGTGGCTGGATGATATTCGCCAGTACCACGGCGAGTATGCCTCTGATGAGGCGGCGAAGCTCGCCAGAGCAAAGGGCTCTGAGGTATTCGTCAACATCACCCGGAACAAGACCAACGCAGCCGAAGCGCGGTTGCAGGATATGTTGTTTCCGACTGACGACCGAAACTTTGGGATTTACCCGACTCCGGTTCCAGAGCTCGATTACATGAGCAAGATGGAGCCGCAGACGCCAGAGCAGCAGAGTGCGATAGAAGCCGCACGGAATATGGTGTCTGAAGCTACCGAGTCAGCCATTCAGATGCAGGATGTGATTGACGATCAGCTTTTAGAGTCTCGTTATCACATCAAGGCGCGGGACATCATCCACGATGCTTGCCAGCTGGGTACTGCGATTATCAAAGGCCCGGTGATTGTTGGCCGCACCAAAAAGCGCTGGGACGTTATGCCTGACGGCATGAGTATGTTGCAGATCGTTGAGGCGCTGGAGCCCACTGTCGAGCGGATTGATCCCTGGGATTTTTACCCGGATATGTCAGCAAAGACGATTACAGAAGCTGAGTTTGTCTTTGAGCGCCGCCGGCTGAGCAAAAAGCAGCTGAGAGAGATGGCGAATCTGCCGGGTGTTCTGGTCAGCCAGATCCGAGAGATTGTTAAGACCAGCGCCAAGAGCACTCACATTGCCAAAGATTTTACCGATGACATCCGGAACATTACCGGGATCAACACGGTAGGCGAGGGCAATAAGTACGAGATATGGGAGTACCACGGCCCGGTATCCAAATCTGAACTGATTGACGCTATGCGGCTGTCAGATGATGAAATGGATGAAGAAGAGATCGATGAGCTGAACGATGAGGTAGAGGCTACCGTTTTCTTTTCCGGCGATCGTGTCATCAAGGTTGCCGTCAACCCGATGGATTCTGATGAGCGGCCATTCGCAGTGTTTAACTGGGAAAAGGATGAGTCCTCGATCTTCGGGTTTGGTGTGCCATGCCTGATGAGGAGCGCTCAGCGCGTCATCAATGCGTCCTGGCGGATGATGATGGACAACGCCGGCCTATCGGTAGCGGATCAGTTAGTTATCAACAAGGAGCTTCTGTACCCCGCTGATGGCACTTGGGATATGACGCCCAAGAAGATTTGGTATCTGCGTGACAAGACCAGATCTGTGCAGGAGGCGTTTGCCTCGTTTGCCACGCCCAGCCACCAAGTAGAGCTCGCGAACATATTCTCAATGGCGCGTCAGCTTGCAGACGAGGAGACGAATCTGCCGTTGATTGCCCAGGGCGAGATGGGGCCGCATACCACTAAGACGTCATCCGGCATGGCGATGCTGATGAACAGCTCAAATATCGTATTGCGGAAGGCGGTGAAGAACTGGGATGACGATATCACCCGGCCGCTGATTACCCGGTTCTACGATTGGAATATGCAGTTTAGCGAGCGGTCTGACATCAAGGGTGATTTCAGCATCGAGGCCCGCGGATCAGGTGCCTTGCTAGTACGCGAGAAGCAGCAAGAAAACCTGATGATCTACTCGAACCTGTCGATGAATGTGCCGGAGTTTGCCAAGCGCAGAGATTGGGCAGAGCTGGATCGAGAGATCGCCAAATCGCTTGAATTGCCTTATGACCAGATCACTCTGGACGAAAGAGAAATTGCAGAGCTCGAGGAACAGCAACAGGCCATGATGCAACAGCAGATGATGCAGATGCAGGGTGGCGGCGGTGCTGACCAGCTGAAAGCTGAGCTGGCGCAAGTAGAGCTCCAGCTGAAGTCTCAGAGGCTGCAATTAGACGCACAGAAAGCACAGGCCGGCATACAGCAAGACCAGGCCGAAATGCAGATGAAGAGCCAGGTAGAAGCGGCCAAGCTAGAGCTCGAGGCTAGAAAGCTAGAGCTTCAAGAGCGGATCCAGCTGGCCGAGCTAAGAAACAAGTATCAGATGAGTAGCGACCAGCTACAAACCAAAATAGCGATTGATTCGGAGAAGATCAGAACCGATCGCGATAAAGCGGCGGCAAATACGAACGTCCGGCTAACCGATGCTTCGTTGCGCTCCCGCAATATCTCGAATGGCTTTGACACCTTCGGCTGATGGTTGATCCTAATTCTGCTACTTGGCAGGCGATCGAAAAATTTATCGCAGAACAACGCGAGGACTGCGTGAATTATCTCATCGCTGACAGAGACTCAGATCAACAGCGTGGCGCGCTATTGATGCTTGAGCGACTTGAAGGTTTGGCTGAAGCCAATCCTGACACCTAGAAACACACCTTAACTCACCAGGGCCTTCGGGCCTTTTTTTATGGCCGCTTGAAAGAGCCGCTAGGGATTTCTATGTCTGAAGAAAATACAGAGCAGTCTTTTGAGGATGCTTTTGACGAACTGGTAGAGGAGCCTACCTCGTCTGCCGAAACCAGCAATACGGAAGAGGAGACGCAAGATGCCGCACTGCAAGGGCAAGAAGAAGAAGCGCAAGGGCAAGCCGGGGTACTAGACCCGGAGCTAAAGGAACCGCAAGAGAGCGGCGAGCAGGCTACTGAAGAGCCTTCAGTCGCCGCATTGCAGGATGAGCTAAGGCAGTGGAAACACAGGTACAGCTCTGACCTTGGCCGTCAAAACGCTTATCAGCGCCAGTTAAAAGAGCGCGATGAGGAGATCGCAAAACTACGGTCTGCACAATCACCGAACCCCGGCATCGATGATGCCACCTGGGAAACGACGAAGCAGGATTATCCAGATATTGCAGAGGGTGTTTCCGCGTTCTACAAGATGCAGGGACAAAAACACCAAGCTGAAATTGATGCGTTGAAGGCCCAGTTAGCTCCGATACAGGGGCAATTGCATGAGTCTTATGTAGCGCAACAGTACCAAATGCTTGCTCAAGAACATCCGGATTGGAATCAAATTGCCGCCTCAGAGAAATTCAGAAACTGGGTTTCGATGCAGCCGCAGAACGTCCAAGAAATGATGGAGAGTGAGCAGGCTGGTGACGCGGCCTATTTGCTCCGCGTTTACAAAAATGAGGTGTCGGAGGCCACAGCGCAAACGACCTCAAACTTGAAGCAGCGACGAGAGAAGCAGCTTCGACAAGGGCAGAACGTCCCATCCCGGGGCGGTCGCTCTCAACAAGTAATGCCGCCAGATGACGATTTCGACGCCGCATTCGATTACTTCGTTGAGAAAGACGCTCGCCAGTATTAGCCGGCGAGATTCCACGGACTAACACCACAGCAAGTGACGTAGCGCAGCAAACGCCGCGAAAGCCGCGTGTCGCTGTAATCCCTCATTGGCTCGGTGATCGGTCGATTGAAATTTTAATTTGCCAATCAGTGAACCTTTAAGGGGAGAAAATTTATGGCAACTACCACTTATTCCAGCCTTTCGCAGCGCACCAATGCGTTTGCCGCGAAAGAAATGCTGGCCCACGCAGAGCCGATCTTGTGCTTGAACAAGTTTGGCATGGCTAAGCCTATGCCCAAGAACAAGGCGAACGTCGTTAAGTTCCGCCGTCCTGTTCCTTTGGCAGTGGCAACCACACCTTTGACTGAAGGCTCACCGCCCACAGCAAAGGCTCTGACCTACGAAGATGTAACGGTCACTCTGAGCCAGTACGGCGATGTCGTTGAAATCACCGATGTCGTTAATGATCTGGCAGAGGATCCAGTGCTGAAAGACGCCGCCATGATGTGTGGTGAGCAAGCGGCAGAAACAATTGAGACGTTGACTTGGGGTGTTCTCCAGGGCGGCACCAATGTTTCTTACGCTAACGGTTCAGCTCGTAATGCAGTAAACACTGTAATTACGCTGAACAAGCAGCGCGCTATCACTCGTCAGCTCAAGGCTAATCGCGGCAAGAAAGTGACTTCTATGCTTTCTTCTTCCGTGAAGTTCAACACTGAGGCAGTAGCGGCTGCATTCATTGCATTCGCGCACACTGACCTTGAGTCAGACATCCGTGGCCTCGCCGGGTTTACCCCGACTGAGCAGTACGGATCTATGAAGGCTCTGCCCTACGAGATCGGCAAGGTAGAGGATGTTCGTTACATCCTGACGCCCGTGCTGAGCTCTATTGCTGATGCCGGCGGTGCGAAAGGCTCGATGGTTTCCACTAGTGGAACCTCTGCTGACGTTTACCCCGTTGTCTACGTTGCGAAGGACGCTTACGGCCACGTTGCTCTGAAGGGTTCGGAGGCTATGTCTCCCACCATCATCAACCCCGGTCAGCTCGACAAGTCTGATCCCCTGGGTCAGAAGGGCATGGTTGGTTGGAAGACCTACCACAAGTGCTTCATCGCTAATCAGTCTTGGATGACTCGACTGGAAGTAGCGGCGACCGCGCTCTAAGCAGTAAGTAGCAGTAAACACAGGGGGCTTCGGCCCCCTTTTTTATGGGGCTGGCAGGCAGGCAAGACGTTGCCACGCGAGGCGAGTATTCGCGCCTCAGTTAAGGCCGCACAAGGT